AGATATGCTATGATTGTAAATGATGGCGTAATTGAAAAGATGTTTATCGAGCCAGGTAAATCTGATGATTGCGAGACTGACCCTTACGGGGAAACAAGTCCAGAAACTGTACGTGAATATCTAAGAATCGTAGAAGTTGCTTCTAATTAATTAAAGGGGGTAGTTTCGGCTGCCCTTTTTAAGCTGGTTCCATAGCGGTATTTTCTCTAGTACTACCACCACCTGTAAAGACCTCATTGTGGTTAAAGAAGCTATCTCCAGCTCTGGTTGTATTATTGTAGTAATAATTAGTAGTATTAGACATAGCAAAACTTGATGAACCACCTCCAGCTGTATCCAGCATACCCCCGCGGGCACCAGACACACCAGCAATTTTAGGTTTCTTTCCGTAACTCTCTAAAAATCTTTGCATTTCCTCATTAGATAATTTTTGTATCATCAGAGTATTTTCAAGTTGTGTAGATATAGGAGCTTTGCTATTATTTAAATCATTAATTTTATTAGTAAGGCTCTTTATCTTATTTGATTTTGTTCTTTGATTCCGGCCACCTGTAGCCTTTTGGGCCCTTGCTGCATCCAATTCTGTTTGGATTACACTAATATCATTATCAATTTCTTCTAATTGTGCTGCTAAAATACCTCTTGCACCTTCTATATTTTCAGCGGCGCTAGCTAATTTTTTTGTCATACCTTCGGGTGATAAACCCTCGGATTTATATAGCGCATTTTGTCTTTTAATTGCATCTTCAACTGCATTAGGTATACTATCTTTACCGATATTACCCCAATCTTTATATTTCTCAATTCCCATTCTTCCAAAACCCGAAATTAATCCACCTGCACCACCAGCTATACCACCTGTTAATGTTCCTGCTCCAGGTACAATTGATCCTAGCCCCGCGCCAACACCAGCTGATATTCCTGTCTCTAATGCAACATCTGCTAATGTAGTCTGATTTTTCTTAAACTCACCAGACTTTATAAAGTTTATTATGGCTTCATCTGATAATTTTTGAATGTTCGCACCTTGTAATGCATTCTGTGCCAAATCCGCAGCTAAAAGGACAGGACCAATGTATGGGACCTTTTGAGCAGCAGTTCCAATAGTTTTACCAAGCTTTAACGAAGCCTCTCCCGCAATCTTTCGTATAGTAGGTGGTTTATTATTAGCTGCATTGGCTCTAGTAATAGAAGAGTCGATGGGGTTCATGCTTACAGGGTTAGGTACTTTACCTTTTCTTTTAAAAGCAGGTTCATCTAATTCTTTTGGGTATTTCGTGTTCTTTGGCGTCTTCCCCGCTCTTTCGGCACGATCCATTTTGTCAAAATCTCGAAGCCTTTTGTCATTAAAAAACTCAGTAATGCCCTTCGAACCCAGCCTGACAATCGCGCCAATGCCAGTGATAGATGCAATTGTGGCAATAATCCCGACCGGGCTTAAAAGTGACTCTAGACCACCCAGAATATTTTTAATGCTCGGGTCATTTTTAAAATCATTTAGAGCTGTCCCGATTCCTGCCTTAACACTAGTCTCAATTTCGCCTGGTAAAGCTTCTAATTTTTTAGTAGCAATACCTATAACACCACCTTGGTCACCAGATGGGTCATATATTGAATCTAATGCACCCTTTAAAATACTGCCAGCGATAAATGAGGTTCCACCAATTGCAGCCATTTTTGCTATAAAGCCCATAGAAGCTTTATCCTTAACAGTTGCAATAAGCCCAGGACCTTTTGCATTTTTAAGGTCCGATTTGGCTCTTAATAAAGATGCTTTCATTTTTAAATCATCTAATTTTGCTTGTCTTGGGTCTATGACCTCAGCCAATTCTTCTTTTCTTCTTGATTTTTCGGCTGCTTCTTGTTGAACTTTTGCTTGGTTTGCTGCAGAGGCAGCGAATGCTGATGTTTGCGCTAGAACATTAGTATTAATCGCATTAAGAACACCTTGCATTTTTGTAAGATTAATATTAACGTTTTTAAGTGAATTACCTTTATTAGCATTGCGAATATAACTGCCTTCCTTTTTCAGGCGGTCTAATATCGCTTCTGTATCGGCACTATATTCTGCTGGCATAAATTACTTCTCTTTTTGTGTCTCTATGTAATTAACTAACATTTGAAAATATAAATCTCTTTCATAGGGCATTAAATTTTCTATATCTGATATTGAGTATTTATGATGCTGCACCAAACTGAAAATCATTTGATAATATTCACTAAGTGTTATGTGGCACAGCGCTAGATAAAAAAACTTCTAGCACCCTCAACAACAAATGTTTGTTCCTTTCCTTCTTTATTTTTATATTTTATTTCGTGTCTTAATTTGGGCATTGTTTCAAAGAATTTTACTACTTTCTCTAAAACCTGACCTGATAAACCACCCATAAAATCTTCTGTTTCTTCTGGTGAATAATCTTTAAAATATTCAACCTCATCTTCTGATGCTACATAGTCTAAACAACTAGTCATAATATAATATGATGTCAATTGTTCACTTGCATCCATATTAGCTATCTCCACAAAAGCATCAATTTTGGGAGGTTTTAAAAATAATGTATAAGTATCATTTAATTTAATTTCATTGGTATGTTTTGAATCTGTAGCAAGCTCAAGTTCATCCAAATTCATTTCTAATTCAACACTTTCTTCTGTGTCCGGATCCGTGACTATAAAACCAATTATATTGTCAACCGATACAGATCTTAAAACCATAAGAAAATATTCTAAATCATACATAGGTATATCTTCTATGTCGATATCCATAAAGCAATTGCCAACTATTTGTTTCATTGCTAATATTTCTGAACCAGGATCGTCGGCCTCCTGAGCAACAAGAAGAATTTTTTCCTCTTTAACCGTAAACGGTCTATATTTCACCTTTTCATTTGTTGATGGTTGTTTACATTCCATCAAAGGCAAATCAATTTTTGGCAAAGCCATAATATATCTCCTATAATATAATTCTTTAGACTGTTATCCAGTCAATCTGTCAAATGAGTTTCTTACTCTCGTTAATTTGTTTACTGCGTCTTGTATACTTCTTGGTTTTCCACTACGTAACGTACTACGCACTGTGTCTCCAAAGTTTGCAAGGTCACCTAGCATATCCAAGAATCCACCACCTCTACTTCGGTTCAAGGTTCCTGTTTTCTCTCCACTAAATGTAATATTACTATATTCAAATCCAACTGACATAATTAGATTTGAGTCATTATTATTCCAAGCTAAATCTAAATCGCCCAGCGCAACTGGCCAGACATTCTCTAATTGTATTTCGTAATACTTATCTTTAAAACTTTCAGTTGAATAGTGTTTAATAGTCATGTTACAAGAATATTCATCTTTAAAACCTACTTCATACGGAAGTTGTGAATCATCACCTTCACCAATAGCTGAAAATGTGCCACCTTTAACGCTATAATTAACAACTGATTGAGCCCAGGCATGGAAAAATCTTAACACTTCGTGATCGGAATCAACCATAACCACGGCTTGAATGCCATCGTTTGATATTGTTGTTGGGAATTGTGTAGCAAGTTTACCGACAGGTTCGTATGTTGCTGTTTGAATACTAATACCTGGTACAGTTACGGCACTACATAAAAATGTAAAATCTTTAAGAGGATCAAAATTTTCGGATGTTGTGTCTCTTCTAGTTATTGACACCTCAAATAAGTTATCGCGAGCTGGGCCACCAAGTCGATCTAGTGTAGTTTTAAATCTGTTAATGTCGAATGGCACTTTATCTACCTCTTATTATTTTTCTTGAGTCTGCCCAAACTTTCTGTTTACCAGCTCCAACAAACTGTTGTAATGGAAGGAATAATGCAACATCCCATTCCGTCGCCTCAACCTTCATAAAACTTGTTTTTACTTGTGAAGCAAGATAATGCTTAACACAAGGAGCAAAAAACTTAAATTTTGATGCTGAATTTAAAATATCGTATGAAATTTTTAACCTTGTACTAGCATCATATTTTTTATTTGTTGTAACAGTATAAAGAGCATCCATCATCTGGGCTCTTAATTGAGGTGGCAAATAGTGCATGTTCAGCCCTAAAAAGCCCCCTTTTGCTTTATTTATTGGAAAAACCAATGGAAATTTATCATAATATGGAAGTGTGTCTTTATGCTTTGGGTCATATTGAAAGAGATACATACTTCCTATAACTTGTTTTTGACGAGCTCGTCTATCGGTTTTTAATTCCTTAATCATATTTCTGCCGGTGACTGCAATTGGATCGTCTTGGTCAGCACCGAAGGAACCTCTTGCAGCAAGTTTCGCTTGTTTACGATACCAGTCTCTTGCCTTTTCTGTTCTAGCGGGTACTTGACCTTGTCTAATACCTTTAGCTAACACGTCAGTAAATAGTTTAGCAGCCAATTATCTTGCTCCCGGAATATGTTTTTCTGTCATTATTGTCCATAGCCATCCTCGGTCAGCGCAAAAACTCTCTGCTGCCTTCCATTTGGCCTCGTTTATTCCCCAAGTTTTAACTTCATTTAAATATCGTCTTGATACTCTGCCCGTCTTAGTTTTATTTCTATTCTTTGGGTCGGGTGGCCTACATTGACTACTTGGTTTAATTTCAATCATAATGGTTTGGGGTTTGCCATTATCATCTCTTTTATGCACTACCACATCTGGGAAGTACCTATGTATTCTACCATCAATAGGAGATCTATATGGAACAATCACTTCTTCTGATTGCCACCATATTACCTGAGGATGTAAATCAAGCCATTTAAACACTTTAAATTCCCATAAAGACCTATAAATAATCTTTGTGGGATTTCCTTTGTATTTGGCTGGATTTTTGGGGCGAAACCCGCCTCTATAAGCCATAGTCTATTTCCACTTTGTATATAAATAATAATTAAATGTATCCGTAATAGATATTTATCCAAAATGGAAGATAATAAATGACAAGATCGACAAGACCAAGTACTTCTCCAAGTGCCGTAATAAAACGCGCGAAAAGAGATAGTAGTCAGACAGCTGAGCTAAGTTTCCCTACTAAAAATCATGTTCACGGCATTCAACTTATCTTTAAGGAATATGATTTTGCTGGTCTAGTTGCAGCTGGAAAAGGTCGTGCGCTTAATAGTGTACAACAGGCCGATAAAAAGAGTTTTGCTGATAAGAAATCACAACAATCCTTTTTCCTTCCGTTTCCTACAAGCTTGCAAGACAGCACAGGACTTTCATATAATAATTTTGAACGAGATCTTGTGATGTCAGTTGCTGGTGAAGCTATATCAGCTCAGGCAGCTAAATTTGAACAAAATGGTCCGGGTAATAGTACAGCGGCAGTGAATGAATTACAAAGTTATGGTGCAAAATTGGCCGGCACATTCTCATCAACAGAAGGTGATAATCAGGCAAAGGCACTTGCAGTAATGAAAAGAATAGCTACAGATGGTGGTAATAAACTCTCATTAGGCACGGATTCTGCAAAATTGTTTGGTTCATATCTAGCAAGAAATTTTGCAGGTGATATAAGCAAGACTATCAGTATGGATGCTGGTCAGGCAATTAATCCCGCTGAAACATTATCCTTCGAAGGGGTTGATCTTAAAAGTTATACTTTTGATTGGGACTTATATCCAGAAAGTAAAGCGGATTCAGATAGAATTAAAGAAATTATTAGAGCAATAAAACGAAGAATATTGCCCACGACATCAGGTGGTGGTTTTGGAGAATCTGCAGGAAAACTCTTAGACTCCGTTGGCTTAAATACAGGAGGGCTTGGCGCAGGAAGTCCAATTTATAGGATGTTTTTAAAATATCCAGATGCTGTGTATATAAATTTAATCGGTGTTGACCCGAGTCATTTTCCACAATTTAAACCGGCGATGTGTACATCTATGGATGTTGACTATGGCGCGGCAGGAAGTATGGTTATCGCAAAGGGTGGACGACCAGCTGCAGTTAACATCTCCTTATCGTTCTCAGAGCTTGTTATCCATTCAGCTGAGGATTATGGCGAAGAGGAACAAGTATTTGCAAAAGGTTCTTCAGAAACACCATCAACCGGCGGTCAGAACGGTAACGGAGGGCCTCGATAATGAAATATTTTGAAAATTTTCCAACAATAAACTATAATGGTCGTAGGGTAAAAGATATTACCAGGCGTAGTGCATTTTTAACAGCTGTACAAAACAATCCTTATGTGTATTATCCTTATACAGTAAGTAGTAACGAACGTGCTGAAGATGTTGCAAGATTATATTATGGTTCTGTTGATTTTGTATGGCTTGTTTATTTAGCGAACAACATTATGGACCCATATCACGAATGGCCAATGAACGAAAACACATTTAATGATTATCTCGTCGATAAATATGCTGAACAATCTCAGCAAACCGGTGAAGATGTACTCGACTGGATTCGAGATCCCGGTAGAGATGAGAACATTATATATTACGTAAGGCAGGTATAACAAATGGCAGCTATAGATGATATCATATTGGCACCGGAATCGTTTCAGACGATTTATCTTCGTAGAGAAGACCGTGTTATTATGAGAACAGAACGTGGGGCAAAAATTATTATTAAACGTATTATTCCAGAAGAATGGAAGCCTTATAGGATTTATGATTACGAAATTGCACTAAACGAAAAGAAAAAGGAAATATTCTTATTTGATAAGGCATTCGTGGGCCAAATTACTACTTCTTTTCTCAACAGCATAAGCTCGGAATAATATAATATGGAAGGGTTTAATCCATCAGCTTGTCAAATTGAAGAAGCGATAATAAGAAAACCTAATGGTGATACCAAAAATATTACTGCATTAATAGCAGAATTTGGCTTTAGTCAGTCAATCGAATCAATATCATATAAAGGTCAATTACGAATATATGATGGTGTGGGTGTTTTGGAAAACTTTGGCCTGTTCGGTGAGGAAGAACTTGCAATTGTCGTAAAGGCATTTGGTCTTAATACAGTAGTAAAGCTTAAAACACAATTATACAAAATTGATAATATTAATAGAAGTGATGATGGTGGCTCATTAACATATACCATACACTTTATTTCACAGACAAGTTATAAAGCAGAATTGCATAAAATCACTGAAGCATTTAGAGATAAAACTGGTGGACAAATTGCCATAGATATTTTTAAAAGATATTATAGTAAAATAGAAAAAGTAAATCCTAAAAATGACTTGTTAGGGGAAACACTACCCACAGATTTTAAAGCCAAGAAATTTAAAATATTGGCAGATAAAGGCAGACGATTTTATTCACAAGGATCTGATGGTAATTTACAGTTAATTATTCCAAACTACAGACCATCAAAGGCGTTACAATTTGTTGCAGGTAAATCATTCAGTAAACAAAGTGCAAGCAATTCGTATAGATTTTTTGAAAATTTTGATGGGTACCATTTTGTGACTGATGAATTTTTAATGGAAAAAGCTAAAGAAAATTCCCACCAAGTTACAGATTTATATTATTTTCCCGTTATGTCAAAGAATCCTATAGAGGCCTTTGATCAAACAAAGAATCTGGAAAGTATTAGCCAAATGAGAAGAGTAAATACTGGAGAAGATTTATATTCCGGTGGATATGCAAATAAAGTTGTAGAGATTGATTTACTCCAACATAAGGTAGATTTTAGAACATTTAACTATTTGGATAATGTAAATTACTTTACTGGTGCTGGAAAATCTGCATTAAAAGATGGTATACATTCAGAAGATTTTATTAAAGAAACCTTTACAGAAAAGAACGCAAGACAATTTATGGTGTTCCGTGATTACTCTGGTCCTGGTCATATCGAGACTGAGGCGAAGGATAGAATAGTTCGTGGTGACCAATTTTATTCGGAAATTGTATCTAATAGAGTTGCATATAACCATCATTTAAATTCATCAAAAGTTGCTGCTACAATAAAAGGCAGACTTGATATTCAGGCTGGACATGTTGTAGCTGTAATTATGCCAGAGATTTCAGTGTCGGATGATAAAACTAAATTAAATAAACAAATGGGTGGTAGATATCTTGTGCATACAGTCACTCAAACAGTTAAAGATAATACTCTTACAACAGAGTTGATTCTTATAAAATATGGAAATACACAATAATGGATACTGCAGGCTTAACTAATCCTCTTTTCTTTGTCGGTGTCGTTGAAAACATCGAAGATAAAAGACACGAAGGACGTGTACAAGTTCGTGCATTTGGTACACACGGTACAAATAAAGAAATTGAAACTCCAGATCTACCTTGGGCAATTTGTGTACAGGGAAACTATGACCCGAATAATCCCCCACCCCCGCTAAATTCTTTTGTTTGGGGAGTGTTTATGGATGGTCGTAATGCTCAACACCCAATGATTTTAGGTTTAATTCCTTCACAATACGTACAAGAACACGACCCCGCCAAAGCAGGTTGGGGTGTAATTCCAGAAAAAGATGGAAAGGTTCAAGCAAAAGGAATGA